AATAATGATTGTCAATTATATGGTGGAACCTAGGATGTTTTGCTAACCTAATATTAGTTTTTCTAACTGAAAAACCTTTTCTATTATAAGCGGGTCTTGCAAGTCTTATCCAATAAAACACAAAAGAATATTTTTTATTTTTCGCTTTTGATTTAGACGGAATCTTCTCAACATATTTTAGAACTTGTGATAGTGGAATTTCTTTTTCAGCTGCAAGTTCACTTTCAGTTTCAGCTTTAGTATACTCCTCACCTACTTCTCCTAAAACTGTGTCCTCATCTGCAACAAGTGTATCAAAGGTAGATCTAGTACGTAGGTTTTCTAAATACTCTTCGTTAATAGGAGAAGCTGTATAAAGCTCAGAGGAGCTAAAAGGAGCGTCCGTTAAAACGTATCCATCAGCCATGTCTTTTTTAGCGTGAAGGTGTTCTCTAAACATGCGTAAGAAAGGTACACCTAGCTTTGTAGGAGCAGTATCTTGAGAAGAAATTCCTGTATCTGTTGGATTAGGTCGATCAACACGCAAGGCTGCTTGAACGTCACTAGCAAGCCAAGTATTGTTTCTTATTGAGCTAACGCGTCCAGTTTCTTCATCTCTTTGAAGAAGAATCTTTTTCATTTCATTAAGAAATCCATAGCGTTGCATAGCTCTCTCATCTTTAAAGACGGTAGCTTCTTCGGGAGATAGTCCTTCTTTTCTTGCTGCTGCTATGCTTTCTTCAAACTTAGCTAACTCAACAGGAACACTTTGAGCTATTTTACTCATTTGCGTTCTCTGTTGTACATTAGCTTCAGAGGCAATAGCAGAAGTAAAGTCACCTAAAGTAGGAGAAACGTATTCAGATCCTTCAAGTGTAGGTGGGTTAAAGATTGAACTAGTTTGAATAATTGAATCTAGTACTACAGCTGATCGTAGAGCGTCTTCAAAATCTTGATCTTTTGTTAAACTCCTTGGATCTCCTCCTAAGAGTCCTTGTAGACCATCAGCTAATTGATACTGACCAAGCTGAGCATTGCCTACGTTTAGGCTTTCTCCAGTTTGAGTTTCTTGTGACATATCTCTAATTGCAAAAGATCCGTCAAGTCCACTAAAGGCTCTAGCAAAACCAGTATACTTACCGTAGTATTGAGCTACACTGAATTCAAATGCTGCTCTAGCTTCTGGAGTAAGAGACGAAGGCTCTACTCCTAAGGTTCTCATAGCGGCATTTACTTGCCCCTTATCAGCAATGTATCCCATTCTACCCGTGTGTTCAGCAGTAGACATGTAACTAGATACAGCTTGCCAATGAGCACGTTCTGCAGGATCGAGATTAAAGAACTCTTTTACTTCTTTTATAGTCTTATCAAAAGCTTCCTTTGTTAAGTTACCGTGCTTTAATTCAAGAGCTTGTCTTAAAACAAATTCTCCAACTTCTTCTAAAACAAGTTCATCAGTATCTTTAGACATGGTAGCGTACTCAACAGCAGCTGCCCTTAAAGCCTTTCTCTTAACTGGATCAGTATAAATAGAATCATTAGTTAAGTCTTCTGGTCTTATTTCAACAGGCTCGTCTTTTCCGGGTACTGTTTGATATAATACATTTCTAAGTTGCATTTCTTCACGCAACTCTAAAGAATCAGGAATATCTAATACAGTTTGAATAAGACCTGGCTCATCTCCAACACCAAACAAATCTAAAGCCATTTCATTAGCCATTGCTTCTGGATTAATACTATTAGCACTTTCTGGAGTTAAATCAGAAATTCTATTATCTTTAATTCGTTTCTTTAAGTCTTCTAAACCTCTTGTAATACTGCTTACAAAAGCGGGTAAACCTGCTGAATAAGGAAGCGTCATAACAGGGCCTTTGAAAATCTCGCTTCTCATGAACTTACCAAGATCGGTTTTACCTGTTTTAAAAGAACCAGATTCCATGACCCCGTTATCTTCTAAAGCCTGATAGAGTAAATCCCAATTAGTACCTGTGCCGTTTTTCTTTTGCTTTAAAGCTTCAATACCTACTAAAGAATAGTTATCATCGCCTTTTTCTGCGATATAGTTTTTTAGGTAAGCTGCCATCTGAGAACCACCCCAGTTTTCATAAACAGCATCTCTATTTTTCTTAAGAAAGTCGGTAAAGCTCATAACAGCTTTAGCTTCTTCTTTAGTTTCAAACTCTTGAGATTTAATAAACAGCATGTAATCTCTATGAATTGTTTGAGCAAAGGTAACAGCCTGAGCGCTTGCATCTTCAGCGTTTATGACTTTAAAATTTCGTTTGCCTATATTCACAAACTTAAGTTTATCATAGTCATGAAGACCAATCAAGAAATTACTTTTTTCGCGGTTGTCCATTTTACCAACGAACTCAGCAAGTTTAACAGCCCCTGCTGCACGAGCAATATCAGCCATACCTTCAAAGGTTCCAAACATTTGCCCAGCTCTTACATTAAGAGCATCTTTAACTGACATAGGAGTAACAACTCCGCCGTTAAAACCAATGTCTCCAGAAAGACCGCTTGCTAAAGCATCGTTGCTAGGTACTTTACCTAGAATAAACAAAGAACCTAAAAAGTTCTGGGGTCCTGCTAATTCATCGTGCAGAGTCTTGACTAAAGCTGGAGGAGCACTTTTCATCGCTTTTACGCGACGTTCTACTCTTTCCTCAAAAGAATCTACTTGTTCTCTGATAGATCTTATTAATAAATCAGGAGCAAGGCTTCTATCTACTGAAGGAACATAAGGAGTAGCTTGAGCGTACTTATCTAAAAACTTTGCAGTATACGCGGGCTTCCATCCGGTTCTATCGCCTTTTTCAATAGCCTTCTTTATGTCAGCATAGTGCTTATAGACCTTTTTAATATCCTTTGGTGAAAGCTTACGAAGCTCTGTCATTCGGTTGTCTTTAAATAAAACATGCCTTGTTACAGATTCTTTTACATGATCTTCGTGTAAAGAAGCTAATGTTTTAGCATCAAGAGTACCAATATAGCCGTCTCTATCAATAGGGCTATCTCCCTCTTCTACCTTTACACTGCCATCAGCGTCCCAAGCTTTACCCCATTCTCGACCAATATTACGAGATCCGTTTAGAGCCTCCATAACAGCTCTGCCTACATGATACCCGTTTGCAGAATCGATCTCTCCGTCAAAAAGATTTTCGATTTTAAACTCAGGCATTTCTAGTTCAGTAGCTATATATCTTTCTACAGTATCGTAAAGTCTTTTTTTTCTAGCTGCTATTTCAGGGGTGTTACCACGACCATCTTTACTAAAGATTCTGTCGTCAGATCTAAAGAATCCTCCCAAACCTAGTTTATTAGCTAACATTTCTTTTGCGGGACCCTGGTGGATTTTAGACCATCCATCAATAAGTCCTGCAATGGCTCTATCTTTATGATCAGAGATATATCCTTGCCTACCTGTTCCTGATTGTTCTACAGCAGCATCAAAACGATCTCTATGGAAATTACTTAGTCGTTCTTGATGAGAAACTGTTTCTTCAAAAAGCCGCCTATTAACAGAAGCTATATCAGATCTAAGGAATCTGTTTTGAATACGACCACCTAAGAGATCTTCTTTAAGCTTGGTCTTTTCAGCTTTCTTACTAAACTTGGCTATAACTCTTGCACCAAAAGCTTGATCAGCTCTAGAGTATCTCTCATAAGCTACTTTCTTCATTTGGTTTATATCAAAAACAACACCATCTGATGTTACAGTCTTAGCGCTTTTAAAGACAGTTGATAGCAGATTTGTCTTTCCTTCTGGAACAGCGTGTACAGCCATTTCTAGAGGAATCAAATCTGTGTTCATTCCTTTAGCTTTTGCGGTAATAGCTAAGGTTCTTACTCGTTTTAAGATATCACTTGCAAGTCTTTGCTGCGCTAGTAACTCAGGTTCTATCTGATGGCCAAGTTTTTTAAATACTTCTAACTGAACATAAAGATCTCTAAGTTCCTGTTTTCCTAAATCAGTGTTTATAAAGTTTTGTTTGCTTTCTTCATCAAATGGATAAGGCGCATCTGGCGTACCAAAACCAGATATAACACCTGCATCAATACCATGCACATCGTAGATTTTTGCAGTTATTTTACGATAACTGTCGATTTCTGCAACTTCTTTTGTAGCTTCTTCTACTACCTTTGCTAATTCCTTTGCATCAAATTTACTCTCAAACCGTTTAAAGTTTTCTAGTGTTTTTACAGCCATGTCACGAGGACTAAACAAACCACCAGCTTCATTAGCGGTGTTCATTTCTAAATCACCGTGTTCACCTATCATGGCTAGTCTGCTTTTGCTTACATCAAGAACCGCTTCCATTATAGTTGATCTAACTTGTGCAGTACCTTGTTGTGGATTTGCAACTTGTTCTTCAATACCCATGATGCCTATGACATTCTCACCTGTAAAGGTTTTATCAAGAGGACCGTCGATTTCTGTTAGAATATTTTGAACAACTGCTTGAGTATCCTCAGGACCTAGTTCTATTTCTAAAGACTTAGAATCTTTAGGAGTTGCAACAGCGACTTCTTTTTCTGATTTTATGAGTTTTTGTTTGCCTACCTTAAGTTTTTCTTTTACTTCAGCTATAAAGTTTACTATATCAAGATTAGTTAAAACTTCATCTAAGCCAAGGGCTTTAAGAAATTCAGTACTAAGACGACTATCTAAAGCTCCCCAAAGATCAGCAAAAGCTTCTTCTGCCCGATCTCCATGATTCATGTTAACGGTTTTAATATCTAACCTTTTCATTAAAACTACTTCCCAACGATTTTTTAAATCTCCGGGAAGCATTGCCCAAACACCATGACCAAGCTCATGTCTGAACAGATGAATTCTTTGTTCAGTATCTAACTCATCCCATTTAAGATCTATTACTTGTATATGGCCTCCGTTTTCGTGAGCCATAACAACAGCTTTACCACCAACATCTACAGTAATTTTGCCGCCATCTTCTGTATAGACATCTAAAGAATCTGTTTCTCCTTCTTTTCTTAAATGAACTTGACGCAGTTCTAATTGTTTAGGCAAAGCTTTTTCAGCTATGTCAATAAGAAAATTTCTATCTGCGGCGTTTAAACGCTCATCAAAAGCAATAAGATTTTCATCTACAAAGAAACCATCTTGCTGCCATCTTTTACCTTCTTCTCTAAGTTCTATTCTAGCTGGAAGTGAATTTCCATCAGGTAAACTTTCACTAGCCTTGTTTTTTTTAGCGGTAGAAGATTTTTTACGCTCTACTACTTTTTTCTTAGCTGTGTTAAAAGCTTCAACAGTAATGGGATCAAGGCCCATTTTATTAAACGATTCATTCAGAATAGCTACAGCTGTTGGGGTGTCGAAACCTTCTAAAAGCGGTACTGCTTCAAAACCGATTGCTATATCATCTGCTTTATTTTTAGCAAGAATATTAACGTTGTCTGCTAACTTTTGAGCTTCAGCTTTAATTTCAGAGTTTACTTCTTTATCAGCTATAATAGCAGCTAAGACATTTTTTGTAGAAACTTCACTGGGAAGAATTCCATTATTATCAAGAGAAGCTTGTATACGCCGTCCTTGAATTTCTATAGCAAGCGAATGAGCCTCATTAACCTTTGCTAGTACCTTATTCATAGCAGCTTTCTGCTTTGGAGTAGCGTTTTTTACTTGCTTAGCTTTTGCTATAAGTTTTAAAACAGATCTACGAGCAGCAGCTTCTTGAGTTCCTTGTAGTTTATGAATATGCGTGGCTAAAGTAGGAATATCTTTTCCAGCCTTCTTCATTAACTTATTAAGGTCTACTCCTGTATCCCAAGCATGTCTAATAATGTTTTCAGCTGTTACAGCAATATCAGAATCTGGTTCAACACCCTGCCTAGAAAGAATACCTCTAGCTTGTTCAACAGCTACATCAACCTGTTCTACGCCTGCTGCTTGAGAAGCTCTATCAACAAGATCTCCATTTATACGATCTTGTTTCATTTTGGCAGCATTTTTAGACATGTGCTTCCAAAGAGATATAGGCTTACCGTTTTCATCTACTCCAGTAAAATCTTGTAAAGCAGTGCTTCTTCGTACAGCAGCACCGCCTAAACTAAACACACTGCCTAAGACTGCACCAAACGCAGCTCCTGTTGCAGCGGCTTTAAGAGCGCCTCCTAAAGAAAAGTTATAATCATCCCAAGAAACATCTTCTCCGTACACTAATCGCATAAATTCGTATTCAGAATCTCTACTAACTGCATAAGCCCCTAGCTCTCCTACAGCTCCGTCTAACAAGTGAGATATAAGACGAGAACCTGCGCCTACTTCTACGCTATCTGTAAACAAAGTACGTTGTAAGGTTTCTGTGAGAAGGCTTTTTCCTTTTAGAGTCTTAATAGCATCGGCGGCATCAGAAGCAATTTCATCAGCGTGTGTTTTTTTAAGGTTTCTAAAGTTTCTATAAGCCGGAATAATTAATTCTTCGCCGATTGTAGTAGGAAGAAACTTTCTAGGTAATCTGGCTAGTTTACCAAAACCCTGTATTGCTGTTCCAGAAGCAGTAGCTGAATAGTCTAAAGCTCTAAGAGCTGAAGCTGCTCTCTGAGCCATAAAGGTTTTTTTAGCTCCTATTTTTGCAGCTTGTTTTGCAGCGGTGGTCGCCAATCTTTTAGCTGCAAAACCCGCTACAGATCCACCCATAGTAACTGGAATAGTAACAAGTGTAACGCCTGCTTCGACTAAAGTATCTGGATCTGTTAGAATACCAACTCCAGTATCACTTAAAAACTGAGTTACAGTATCATAAGTTGTAAAGTTAGCTGAAGTTTGCCCAGCGTTATAACTAATACGCCTAGCATTAAGCATGGTAACTAAACCAGAAACAGAAGGAGCTTTTTTAATATCTCTTTCAGTAACGCCAATTTGACTATAAGCTTTTCCTAGAGGAGTGGCTGGATCTAGTAAGTACTGTGTTACATAGTTTTGAAGAGTCTTGTTTTCAGTCCATAAAGGATCTTTTTCATAAACCAAGGAATGTAGTTCTCCTCCATTTACAAACATATTAGTTCCCACTTGGTTTTCATCATCCGCAAACCAAGTACCAAGTCCTGAAAAGAATCCGCCTACTCCTGTACCAATACCATAGCTGCCTTCTTCTAAAGAAGCGCCACCTCTTTCTACAAGCGACTGATAGCGATCAAGCTGATTTACAAGTTCTGGCGGCATGTCTGGAAGATCAGCTATTCGGTCTCTAATTTGCTGTGCTCCAGCATACTGAGCCTGGCCTCCCATAGCGTTAATACCAAATATAGTTTCTGTATTGCCTGAAGAGCTTAATTGACTAACATAGTTATCAGTATCTGTGTAGTTATTAAACACCATTTCAAGATCCGCGTTCTGTGTTTGAATCACCGGATCGTCTTGATCGATCTCTCCTTTAAGGTATGCATCTAAGCGATCAAAGAAAAAGCTTTCAGCAGCCTCTTCTTGCTCCCGCATTAAACGAAGTTTTCCGTTATATATTTCAGAACGTTCTCTAGCGGTCCTGATAACTTGATCTTCTAGATCCATCCTACGCTGAGTTTTAATAAAACTAGGAGAATAGTCAGTATATATGGTATCAACCTGCGTTGCAGGTGCTGTGTAAAAATTAGTATTGTTTTGAATGCTCATAAGTTTCCATGCCCTTGGGGGGATAACTAGTTAATTTGTTTAAAGTATAAGACTCTTAAACGGTCTTTTTAAAAACCTAAGAAAATATCTAAAATGTTTTGAAGTTCTCTTCTTTGATCTATTGCATCTATATTTTTTTGAGCGTCAACCTCTAGCCTAGTTTTTGCTCGTCTTAAATTTAACTCAAAAGGAAATGCAGGATTAGCCGAATTTGGTTGGCCTGTGTAATTAAATCCAAACGTTGTTCTTTGTCTTTTTTGATTAACTGTATCCATAAGATCAAAGCCAATTCCTTCTCCTCTAAATCTAGGAGATAATTTTACTGCATTGGCAGTCCTACCTTCAGGAAAATCTCTACCCTCTCTTAAGTAATGATCTAAAACCGCTAAAGAATTTGCACTTAATCGACCATCATCAAGAGCAAATATTGCCATTTCAGTAAAGGACTCTAGGTAACCTTCTGGTCCTTCTGTAAGATCGACAGCTAAAAAGCTTTCTTTTATATGTTTATCTAAAACATCACGAGTAATAAAACCTTGTCTATAAACTTCAAGCATATTAGGAAGATCTTGTAGTTCAGGTCTATTAGGAAGATCTAGCAAAGTTTCAAAAGCTGCTATAGTTGCAGGATTATCTACATCACTTCGTAAAGAATCCACTAATTCAACAAACATTTTATCTTTGCTGTAATAGGTTTGATCCACAGCTATATCTACATCGCCTGCTGCATTTTGACCAAAGGCGTAAAGATTCGCATCCGACGTATAATCAATCTCCGGATCAGGAACAATTTGTAAAATGTCGTTATTAGAATTTAACGGATCTTGTACTAATCCTAACTTAAAACCTCTTTTTTTAATTATATCAACTATATCAAGAGAGCTCGGAGTATTTATTCCGCTATCGTAAAGTTCTAATATAATAGAAGTTGCCATCTCAGAGTCTTTTAAAACACCTTGTAATGTATCTATTGAAATAGTTTCAGCGACTAACTTACGATCTAATTTCTGTTCTTCTTTAGGTAACTTCTTTAATGTATCGTTGCCTATAGCAGAAAAAGCGGTACTAAAAGAAGTTTTCGTAAAACCTCTAACAAACTCTTCTCTAAGTATCGTTCTAATTTGTTCCATGCTTTCAGGATTTTCTGCTTGCGTAGCTATCCGACTAGCTAATATTTTTCGTTGTTCTACACTTATTACAGCGCCGTCAAATCCAGCTTCCTCAAGAATCGTGTTTATTCTGTCAGTTTTTTTAGTTTGCCCCAAACTGGATGCTTCTAAAAGACTTATAAACGAGTTGGTATTACCTACGTTAAATAAATTATCGGTTAATATATCTATACCCGCGCCAATTTCTTCAGCACTTCCAGGATTGTCTAAAACACTATGCGCTTCGTTAACCCTAAAGAACTCTCCAGCATCGTTGTTAAAGGCATTTGTATCGTTTATTAATAGCGTTGCTTGTTCTTCGGGGCTTAAAGGAGGGTTTAATAAATATACATTTCCTCTGCCTCCTTGTAAAAGACCGTCCTTAGCAAAACGTGCTTCAATTTTTTCTAACGACTCTCTAGATTTATTTCCATCTACAGCTTCACCTGTAGTATAAGAACGTTCGACCTCGTTCCTAAGATCTATAATAGGGCCAACCAAAGGTGAAGTTAGAACTTTTCTTGCTTGTTTTACAACTTTTTCTGCGTTTACGGGATCTAGTTCTAAATCCCCTTCTTGTAAACCTTCTCTAAATCTTTCTAAAGAATCTGCGATAGGTTCACCAGTTGTTCGGTTTTCAAATAAAGTCTCCACAAGCAAAGCTTCTACTCTAGTTCTATACTTATTATTCCAATGAACACCCCTATCAGGAAGCTCTAAATCGTCTAAACTAAAAGCGCCTCTTATAAGATCGTGTTCTATGGCAACTGCTAGAGTTTCTTGTAAAACTTCTACTAATTCCGGTCCAAATATTTTACGGTCTTCTCCTGAAAGAGCATAATATCTATCAAGTTGTGTTTGCATAACTCCTGTATTAAATGTAGACTGTCCTGATGTACTGTCTGTTTGAAAAGGATTATCAACGTTAAGTAAAAATCTTCGATCTCTAACAGATTTAGGTTCAATTAAATTTACATTTTTTGTGGCGTAATCTTTTATAACGGATACTGTTGATTCGCTTACACCAGCTTCTTCTAAACTATCTAAAAGTAAATCTAAGTTTTGTGTATATAAATCAGGAAGCGATAAATTATTTGGATTAATGTCTCTTAGTGTTATAGATTGAGCTAATTCTATAGCGTAGCTGCCAAACTTCATTTGAGCGGAAGCTGAGCTATCTGAGTTAGCGCCTGTCATTTCAGCATCTTTAACAGCTTGAGAAAAATCTCCTAAATGATCTACAACATCTATTATACCGTTTGTTGCACTACTAAGTCTATCAGTTACACCATCAAAATTAGTTTTTAGATCTAGCATAGACCTATCATGCATACTTCTAAAAACTTGGTTTCTTACAGCATCAGAAGCTAATTTCATTGATTTTTTTAGGTCGTCTCCGAAAAGATCTCGAACAGCGCCACTAAAAGATTCTTCTACATTACCTTCTTCATCATATAAAGGAATTCCTTTACTAGCTAAGTAGTCTTCAAACTCAGCAAATATAGCAGCATCGTTTTCATAATCAATCGACATGTTGGTAGAGGGGTCTGATATAAGCTCATCTATAAAACCTGTAAGATGATCTTTAATTTTAACTCCAAGACTTTCAATTAATTCTTTAGCGTACTTTCTTTCTTCAGTAAGCTGATTTCTTTTAGCTCCGCCTACTACTTCTCTTAATACTTTATTTAAAACTGCTTCTGGTAAGTCTAGAGCTTTTAAATCTTCCTCAAGATCCTCTACTGCTTGTGAAATAGCTTCCATTCTTTCAGGACCTTCACCAAGACTTTCCATAATAGCGAGCATTTCATCTTGATATTCACCCCTAACTTCAGCAATGTCTCTGGATCTTTTTTCCGCAGAATCACTTGATGTTTGAACACTAGCACCTGATCTTAAAGCCTCTATTTGTCTTATTTGCGAAGGATTGGGATCTTCTACATCTTCTAATGAAGACAGAACAGCGTTTATTTCAGCTTCTTTTCTTTTTAAATCTTCATCGGTAAGCTCACCCTGCTCGTTTTCTAACACTGTGTATTTATTTTTTACTTGAGTTAACTGAGCTTGTGCGTCAACTATTCTTTCGTTTTCCTCTGCAACTCCATAACCTCGAATAGAGTTATCTAACGAAGTCATTAAAGCATCTGCTTTAGGTTCCAGTACTGCGTTGCCTTTAAAGTAACCAAACAGGGGAATATACTTTTCTCTAACTTTTTCTAGTTCAGAGGTCTTTTCTTCAGGGGTTAGATCAGGGTTTTCTTTTATAGCCTTAACTTCGTTTTTAAAACGAGTCTCTTCACCCTCATACTTTAGAGGATCGTAAGAACGACCAGCTTCTCTCTTTAGTTGTTTGGTTGCATTTTTATTTTTACGAAGCCAAAACTTATTTTTGTATTCTTTGTATACACCTTTTTTAGCAGCTGCTTTATCTTCTGGAGAAAGGCTTTCATTCTTTTCAACGTCGTTTATAGCTTTGTTTAAAAGATCTTTAGTTTCATTATCTTCGCTCTCAGCATAGGCTGCATAACCTTTTACAGTAGCCCCTGCAAGATCAACAGAAGCCGATAAGATATTAGCCAAATCTCTGGTAGAGTTATTGCCTCCTATCTGACTTCTAGAACCTTGACCAAAAACAGTAGAACCGTAATCTACTTTACTTTGGTTTATATTAGGACCTTCAGACTGCACAGGTCCTACAGGATCATCCATACCCACTTGATTCATTCTTGTATAAAAAGCTTCGTCTGATCGAGATCGTTGATAGTCCTCAAAATCACTTTGTTGTCTTCTTTGTTTAGCCATTATTATTTCCTACTATTTTAGGTTCCCGTATACACCCGCACCAGCAGAAATACCACTAGCAGTTCCTCCTAGTATACTAGACATCAGATTTAAAGTACCTGATCCTGGAGCTACTCCTGTGCTTCCCGGCATAAATATATTAGCTTCTTGTCGAGAAAGTAAATCTCGTTGATTTAAAGCATTTTTATATTGAGTTTCTACATTCATATCAGCAGTATATTTTGCTTTTCTAATGTTTTTACGTTGTTGGGCAAAGTTATCTTTAGCTAAATTTTGAATTCTATCTGCCATGCCGCCTCTAATGTTTTTTCCAGTAGCTCTAGCTTCAAGACCAGCCATATAAGATAGCTGTTGCTTTGCATTGTTTTTTAAATTAGCTTTAAAAGACTCTCTGTTAAATCGTTTCATATCTGAAAGATTACGTACAGCGCTTTCTGCAATCTGTTTGTTATTCCAACGTCTTAAAGCGTTGCTTCTAGCAGCCGCCATATTTTTCTTATCATTGGCTAAAGAGTTTTGAAAGTTGTTTCTTTGTGTGTTTACTCTATTGGCTAGATACTGAGCCTCTGCTTCATTTTGTCCCGCTATGCCGCCCATTACACCGCTAGCCAATCCAGCTACACCCACGCCAATTGCTAAAGCTGCTACACCCATAGTTAATCTCCTAGAAATTTAATTATCTTATTTATGTTAAAGTCAAGTTCTTCCGTATAATATAAACGACTTTCTACCTTATTGTTTGAAAGCCATTCTTTTAGAGTAACGTCTGCTAAGCCTATTATTTCTTCTGCTTCTAAAGTAAAATCTACAGGCTCTCGTTCCATTTGTTTTATACAGGACTTGATTTGTTTGTCTAAGTTCTTACGCTCTAAGATAACTAATTTATCTATAGGCGTAGTTAAATATTGTAGAGATGTTGGCCATACTTTGGCTACACCGTCTGTTAGTTTTTGTACATCCCACGGCCATATATCGTAATAACCATTAGGATTTCCCTCAATAGGTAAAAAACCGTCTAAAAAAGCATCGCCGCGTACAGGCAAACCTTGTGCCTTACATTGCTGCATGACAAAAGACGAGCCTACTCTAGGCCCTATCCCAGTAACAATATTTAACGCCATTTGCTTTTCCTTTGTCCAAAGACTGTTCTATGGACTTCTTGAGGATTTAAAGATCTGAGTCTGACTGCTCCAGAAGTCCGACCTCCTAAAATAAGGCTAGCTCGTCTAGAGTCATCTTCCCAGCTGTCAATCATTTTTAATTGCTCTTCATGAGCATTCTTAGCTATCACATCGTCTACGTCAATGCCAAGAGTATGTTCAAAGTATTCTACAGAAGCTGCTAATACATCTACACGGTCATCGTGTTTTAACGCCCCACGACGCTCGTAGAGGCGAGTTAGCTGCTTCTGGGTCTCCTCTTGCCTTATTACCTTCCTGTCCACACAGAGGCGATGCTGAGCCATCACAGGCTCTAGGCTTTTAATCATCCTCGCCTCTTTCATACCGCTTACGCGATAGCCCTCAATACCTATCTGAGAGCCTGCTAAACGACCAATATAAGGCATTAGAAGAGATCCAAACATACCGTCGCCATAGTTTTCTTCATATCTAATAAGCTTTAAAGCGGGATAATCTAGGGCTAGCTTTACAATCTTTTCTAGTAAAGCATCTTCGTAACCGCCGTCAAATCCCAAAAGCTCGTGAATCCATATGTAACCGTTTCCAAAAGAAGCAATACAGACAGAAGTCTCATCATTACCTCTACCACTAGGATCAATATGCATAACTGTTTGCCTATAAGGAGTATACGTATCCGCTACCCACATAGGCTTTGATATAACATCACCATTTAAACCAAACGAAGGCAAATCTCTAGCAGGATCTGAGCACCATACTATTTTATCTGGGTGCATTTCGTGGTCAATGTCCAACACAATAAGATCGTTAAGTCGAAGCGGGTAACGATCTTGGTCAGCCAATGAGGTGTCCAAGTGATAATGGAGACTGAATAATTTAGGTCCGATTCTTGCTTTACGCTCTGCGAGAATGTCATCCGGAAACCGTTCTGGCTGCGTTGAGTCCCCAATTTCGAGACCCATTTCAAAAACAGTAGGATCAACATCGCGCATCTGTCCCGGAAAATCTGGATCTGGGAAGAGCGCTGGGAACTTAAAGCATGGATATGCATCTCGCAGTCGGTTATAGATAGATTCTGAGCTTTGAGGAGTTCCCAAAATTCTGATAAGCCCTTTACCGGGGTTTCTAATTTGTTCAATTTCCCATACCTTATTTAGTAGTTTCTCTCTTGCTTCTGCTGTCTCTGAATTTTTTTCTATTTCTACGTCATCTAAAATTACAGTATCTGCGTGTGACCCAGTAATCTGAGATGAAATTCCTCTAGAGTAAACAGATAAATCTTGCCCCGTTGTTTCTCGACACTCTACATTAAAACCAAAAGCCGAATCTTTTGTATTAGGACCAGGCTCTAAATGTTTCATATAAGGAACAAGAGTTAAAATCTTTCTAGTCATACTGATAAACTCAGTACTTTTTATAGCGGTAGCTGATAATACCATTATGACATGATTAGGGTTTCTTAAAAGAAGCCACGAAGCAAACATAGATGTCAGTACCGACTTACCCGCTCCTCTACCAGCTTGTAGCTGAAACTCATCTGCTCCATCTTGCAGTCTTTCAGCCATCATGTACTGTAGCGGAGTAGGCTCTCCCAGCCCTAAATACTTCATACATTGATGAAGATGGTTTCTAAAGTCTTCGGTTATTTCTTCAGGAATATCCTTTGGAAGAAGATCTTGGTTTATTTCTGGCAGTGGCATAATAATATTCTCCTAAAAAAGCTAACTTAGGATTGCTCTTAAGTTAACTGATTATCTCTCTCTTAGACTCAGGCTTTAATGCCTAAGTTCCAAATTTAAATGGAAGGTCAATCTTTTCTTCAATGACCTTATCTATGTTTCTTTCAGTAAGCTCTAATTGATCTCTGTTTTCTTTAAGAACATCTAAAACAACTTTATACAATTGAGGATTGCGTTGTTCAGGATCTTCTAAATCATTCATCAAAGACCAATATAGCTTTTCGTTTAGGGTCTTGTAGTCCATTACTTTTTCCTTTTAGTTGAAGGCTTTTTATGACCGTACCCTTTCTTTTTAAGCTCAAGATGTTTCTTAAAGGTATTGGCTTTTATTCCTTTACCGTCTTTAGAATACATTGTATGAGGAGCAAACTTTTTTGTAGGTTTCTTAGCCATTACTTATTCCAAGGGAAAAACTTACGGACCCAGTTCCAAATCTTTTTACCAGATAATGCACCTAGTCCGAAAATTACGATACTATAAAATACAGTTCCTAAAATACTTTCAATACTCAAATCAATCATTCTTTTTCTTTTCCTTTTAAAAACATCAAAAACATCCAACGTTCTCCTTCAGTGTGTGCTGTAGCACGATGCCATAAAGGATCGTTATCTGCTCCACTAGAGTATAAAAACAAACTACCGTATAACTCATCTTTAAGAGTTACGGGATTATCTTCAGTGTTTTCTTTATCTGTGTACTGAAACTCACCACCCTTAAAAGAATCTGGAGGAGAGAGTAGTAATACAGCTGAGTAATTACACCAAGCCATGTGATTAGGCTCTAACTCTTTATTACACCCATCATAGTGCCATCCATGACCTTTACCCTGTCGCTCGATATTCCAATAAGCATTCTGATAATCCACCTCAAGAACTTCTTCAACAGCGTCTAAAACTTTAGAAAGCTGAGGAAGCCAAGGCCCGTGATTGCAGGTACTTTTATACTGCTCGTCTAAACTTAAAATTTCTTTAATATCATCTTCATTTAAAACATTTGGTATAAGTTTTTGCATAGTAGTTCTCTCTTTTTAATGTCAACATTTCCATCTACGTCTTGCTTTACGAAGACGGCTGTTGGGATCTTTTGCAGCCTTTGGGAACTTTTTCATTTGTCCCGCAGATCTTGCGCAATAACTTTTTTTACGGGAACCTCCGCCAGGTTGAGGAGCTTTAAGTTTGCTTCCAGTCTTTCGATTAATCATTCGACGACCTTTAGCAGTAAGCCCTCCTTTTTTAGACTTACAACCATTACCTATATTACAACCCTTCATGGCTCCTTTACTTTTAGATTTTCCTTTTTTAGCCATTTTTCTTCCCCGTGGGTTTGTAGTCTTTTTTTACACCGCCTTTTTTAGTCAAAGCTTTGTAAGCATCTTTGTTTGTAGCTCGTGTAGTTGTACCACAAGCGCATTTAAAAGTAGACTTCATTTCTTTTTCTTTCCTTTTTTCCAAGAAACTCTAGCTGGACCCTTTTTGGCTGCTGTTCCTTTTTTAGTACACTGAGCTTTAGTAGGACGGCAAGCAGGGTAAGGTCGTTTGCTTTTTCCTTTAGCGGACTTTCGACCACAAGGTTTTCCTGTTTTACAGTCAACCCATCCTTTACCCTTATTTCTTCCAAACCATTTTCTCAGTCCTTCTTTTTTAGCCATCAGCCACCAGTCCCATCACTAGTTCCATCTTGGATACCAGTAGTGATGTTGGTTAATCCAGTGTCAAGACTAGAAGTTACTGATTTATATGAAGCAAGTGTTCCAATAGCTACAGTTGAAACAACTAAAGCCATTTCAATAGACTCACCTCCGTTCTCATCGGTGAATAATTTTTTAAATAGTTTAACCATTGTAGCTCCTCTTTATTTTTTCTTTTTCTTTTTGCCGCCAGTACCCCAATTCTTAGCTCCGACCTTACGGCATTTAACAAGGGCTCCAGAAGCATAGGCACTAGGCCATTTAGTATAACGGCTTTTAACCTTATTATAACAAGCGTCACGTTTCGCTTTCTTTTTCTTGGCCATCAATAGCCTTTCTTTTTACCCATGCCTGCTTTACGCTTAGTCTTAGTCATTTTCTTACCAGACTTAGCTGCATAAGCCTTTGCTGCTTTTTTACCTTTAGCGCTATAATCAAATTTCTTTTTTCCTACCATTGGCATTGTATCTTTTCCTTTTTAAAAGTTTAGCCTCAGCTAATCGAATGCGAGGCAATTGGTTTTTACGAAACGGTTTCTTGTTTTGTTTCCTCAAGAACAGTGATCCTTGTATCGTGTTCGTGTAGAGTATTTCGCATATCATGAATGTGTTGACGAGCTTTGGCTTGTTCCTCGTCCATAATTTCTATCTTTTGTTGCATGGCTGGTATTGCCCACACACGATATAAAACTGCTCCTACCATAGCGGCAACAATACCAATAGCTAGGAGAAGCAAATCAAACATCTGGTTCTCGTTCATTTTTCTTATTTACCTCTCGCAATGGAAGAACCGCCAAGGTAAAAACCAACGGCGGCAAGAAGAGCAGCGCGAAGCTCAGGTAACACGATGATTCCTTGGAGTTTAGTCCACCCGCCTGAGAAAATTCCAAGGAGGTCCCAAGGGGCTCGTTCGTTTTCAACCCACGTATCAACTCCGATGAGGGCGCCGACGAAGGGGGCGACAGCGAGTACCCAGAGGACGGTGAAGACGAGCACCCGCCTACCAAAATGAGTGCCGCGCTTAGCAGCCCTATCAGCTGAGTCATCTGCTGCTGTCTGTTTTTGTAAAAGCATCTCTGTAGTTTTCTGTTGATTTTCCACAGACATTGCCATAAAGCGGAATATGAAACCTGCAAGGCCTCCTCCTAACATTGAAATTAATTCCATGCTCATGGATATAATCCTTTATCTGGGCATTTCTTTTGCTATTGACATCATTCTGTTAGTAGCCCACTCTCCTTGTTTGTCTACTTTTGAAATAATCATGTCTATATCTCGATTAAGCTGAGCAACATCTTTTTGCTGCATACTCGATAAACTATCTATTCTTTTAGAATTTTCTGAAACCTTGTGGCTTATTTTCCACACAAAACCTACTAATCCCAATAAAGCTGATCCAACAAGCATCATCAACAACTCGATAATTCTTTCATCAGTAATGATTTCCATACCAATCCCCCGTAGTTGAGTTCAGCTCTCTTTTAAATAAAAATTTTTCTTCTTATTAGCTCCTATGTTAGTTAATTCTGTCTGGTGGATATTCTGGAATATCTGGCGTGTCTATCCATCGATAGATAATCCACCGATCTCCTACCTTGAATGATTCGATTGCGGGTTTCCAGAATATAGAATTACCGTAGTTGCTACTCCCGTCTGGATTGTACACTGGACCAGATGAGTCGGATGATGTCCTACCTACTAGAATCTCATCGTCATACACTTCCACCACCCATGCATCAAGAGGACTCCACCCTGACACACCAAGGACTTGGAAATTGCTGAATAGATGGAAGAACTTAGTTCCAGCATTACCAGTATCATCGACGATCCCAATCATCCCACCCTTGAGATCCTCTACCGTGACGTTCTCGACAAGGATAGGATCTGCAAGAGAGTCTATTGTGAATGCGAGTATGTCATCTGCCGATTCCCATACCGGATTGTACGGTCCATCCTCTGGATCTTCTGGTGGTTCGATGCAGTCATACGTCTTCCAGTTTGCAAGTATGATGCCCAAGTCTGCTGGATTTACAGTTCCATCGTTATTGAAATCGGCAGGAGAGTTCTCCAATCCCCAGTCTCCTAGCAACAACCCGAGATCGTATGCGTTGATACACTCATCGCCATTGAGATCACCCCACGGTGCAATCTCTACAGTGTATACCCACTCGACACGTTCAGTCTCACCAGTTAGCACTACCCTTTCACAATAGAACGTGACATTACCATCAGATGCACACACTTCATAGTCAGTGCTGTCTTGGGATATAGTATAATCACCTAAGTTAATTGACACTTCGTGTCTGTATTTTACTTTTCTATTCTCTTCTGAGATGGCGGTAAGATCCACCCATCCCTGAGAGTTGAACTCGAATTGATCTATACGGCGATTGTCCAGATAATCCACCTC